CCACCTGCTGTGTATCCTGTTCCTGTAATTTCACCATCAGTTGTATATACAAGCGTGTCTGCGTTTAATGTAGCCGAAGCTTCATATAGCGCTATCTTGTAAGTATATGCAGTGCCTGTATTAAAGTTTTCTACGCCTTTTAACAGGTTGACTTTAAATACCGTGCATTGTGTTTGGATAATAGCCATTATGGATTAACCTTTATCTTAGCCTGTCCATCTCTGTAGCTATCGCCGCGTTCTAGGCCTGTACCCAAACGGTTAAGTTGTTGCAATGCGTCTTGGTACATTTTTTCGTAGTATGTAACCATATCCTGCTCACCTTTCATAAAGATGACGGCTTCACGCATAGCACCATAGAACAGAACTGGGTCGTAATTATCACCAAGCCAGCTTGTACCACCGGCATTTGCAACGGTAACTACTGAGACTGAGAACCCTGTACCTGTTCCACCAATGTCTGTATTTACTGCGCTCAGAACATTGCCTACTGAGTATAAAGAACCACCATTGGTAATAGATACAGATGTAACTACTCCGCCAGCAACCACAATAGTAGCAGCTGCACCGTTTCCAGTACCGCCAGTTAATGACACGTTTGTGTAAACGCCGTTGTTATAGCCAGAGCCAGCAGTTACAGAGCTAATTGAACTTATTACACCCTGAACAATAGATACGGGGTAGTAGAAGTAATGCAACTCTACTGGGTAGCTTGTATCAGGAGTTGGGCCTAATATAAATGTAAGCTCGTTTAAGTTGCCGCTGTTAGGGCCAAATAAAGCGTAGTACCTAGGTGTACCTGTGCTATTTGGCGTTGGGTAAGATTCACGTATAAAGTTAACGTCTTTGTTTAAAAGGTATGTGTATGAGCCGTCAGCGTTAATAACTGCTATAGAGTATGTAGCCAACCAGTCATCAGGACATGATAAATACTTATTATTTGTCGTCAATGTACCAACTACGTTTTTGCGCAAAGAAGGCAATTGCACTGAGTTGTATATGCGTGACTCAGCCTCCTTAATGAACAGAGGTATGTTTGAAACAAACAGTGATTCAGTATTCTCACTGTAGTTCTGAATTGCCTGATTTAGCTCTACATAATTCATTACGCCATTGGACCTCTAGCCATAGTGCCTTTAGTAGCACATCCGTTACCGCGAGTTACAACGCCAGATGTCTTTACTTTTTCTACTTTACTGCCAATGCTTACATCCATGGCCTGTGTTTCAGGACCCACTTCTTGAGCAGAGCGCGTATTTGGATTTACGTTTCTATTGTCAGCCATGATATTAACCTTTATTTTGTGCAGCAATCTTAGCTAGACCACGGCCTAGTTTTTTCATGTCTGCATTAGTTTTGCCACCTTTGCTACCAGTGGATTTAGGGCCTTTTTCAATGCCCACTGTAGGACCGGTATCGCCTAAGTTTTTACCTTCTGTTTTACCTTTTTTTGCTACGCCGTCTGCTGATTTTGTGTATGCCATTATATTACTCCTTAAGTTATTGTAACAGTACCTACTTGACCTTGTGATACTAAATCATTTGGGGTTAATCCATTGTCTCTAGCGCCGCCTACTGGATACCAGTTCCACTGAAACACCCTACTACCACCTTCTGGATTACCAAACGCATCCTGTGCATTTGTATCGTTATTCACAATTTGCAATCCGTTTTGTCCTGATACTTGATAACTTACATCAGGCCTTGGATTTCTAACGGCTTGTGGGTCATTAACTGGATACATACCCAATTGCAATTGCGGTTGGTCAGGGTTCCAGCATTCAGGACAAGCCAGTATATTAGTTATTTTAGTCTTAACTGTTAAAGGTTTTAATTGCTTTAACTTATATCTTTGACCACAAATATCGCACTCTGCAATGCTATGTTTAGCTGATGCAAAATTACTTGCCATACTTACCTCACATAACTCATGTTACGAGGCACTATACGCAATGGTGCTTTCTCTCTATCCTCTTGTGCTGCCAAATCAAACTGTTCGTTATACTCAGCTTTTAACATTACGCTTCTGTTTGGGTCTACGCCTGGAAGCTTCATGCTCAAATAGTACGCTAATCCTGCCACCATGCACGGTATAAAGCGGAACGGAATGTCTTGGACATAAACCCCTGTCCCAGCATCTTGAATGCGTCTAAGGCGGTAATACACGAATGTATACTGGTTTCCTGGAGCGCTTGGAGTAGGCCATACATTAATTGATGGTAAATTCTGAACAGACAATATATCGCCTATTGCATGAGTTGCTGCTGTTGTTCCGTTTTGACCACGGGCGCAATTAATTAATTGATTGCCAGAGACATTAGGATAGCTGATTGTTTCATTGCCTATTTTAACGAACCCAGCTGTGGCTAAATTAGCAGCATTGCTTACTGTAATTGTGGTATCTGTAGCAGATACTGCAGCTGCAACTGAAACACCTGTTTCAGACGTTTGACCAGATTGGCGGTTTATCCACACTTGGATAGGGCGCCCTTGGGTTAATTTGTTAGGAATAGTCATATAAGTTGGTTCTGATATACGACTAATGGTAATGTCTATTTGGTTTGTTGTGCCGTTGTTCTGACGGATTGTGCTATCCATTAGGTCTATGGTATCTACCGGCAATGGATAAATAGCTTGGCCTGTTACCATTGGTATTTGGCCTTGTTCTACTGTCCATAGGTTAATACCCTTATTTGCCCACTCAATAGTAAGCAAATTAAGACTGCGCCTTGCTGTACGGAAGTCATAGCCAGTGCGTAGCTCTAGGCCGCAACGCTCAAACGCCTCTTCTATAAGGTCGTTTACATCAAGATTGAATGTGCTAATTCCTGTGGTTGCCATTATTTAGCTGTCTTTGCTGATTTAATAAAGTCTGCTTTTGTTGGTGCGCCTTTGCTACCAACCTTTCTCATCTTCTCACCTGAGCCTGCAGCAATGCGCTTCTGTTTGGCATGGATGTTAGCATATAAACCAGGTTTTACCTGGCCGCCATCAGCGTACATTTCCACATTGTCTGGATTATCTGTTCTGTGAATTGTTTTACCTTTGGGCATTTTACTTGGTGATATGCATCCCATACCTCTACTTGCTCTCATTTTATATGCCCTCTTGTTTTTCCACGTTGCGCTATACCATCAGCCCTGCTTGATGCCGTTACTTTACCACCCTTTTTGAATGGTATTTCATAAGATATATTTGCTGAATCTATACCCTTTTTACCTTGGCCAACATTAGCGCCCAATGAAGCTTTTAATTTAGAGTCATTTTCAAACTTCTTAGAATACTCTGCATCTACTCTATCAATGCCTTTGTCTTTCCAGCCTTTGCCTTTTGCATAATGCCCTGATACGCCAACATGCATATCAGATGTTTCATCAATTGGCTGGTCATAGTTAACTGTACCGCTTGCAAATTTGCCATATTTATTTTTAGCGCCACCGGCAAAAGCTGATATTTTTTTCTTATCAGAATTTGAGTAGTCATCTAAGACATCTTGTAAGCTGTACTTATCCATTTAACACATGCGACCTTTAGTTTTACCGCGCTGTGCAATACCATCACCACGACTTGATGCAGATGATTTAACTGAGCCACCACGCTTCATACCCATAGGGTTGCTAGTGCTAAACCTAGAGCTTTCGTCTTTTGGCAAGTTAAATGAACGCTCTTCAATTGGAGCTGGGATATTTGTACGACTCATATCTGGACCAATAACTTCTGGGTTCATTCTGTCTACTGAACCAATGTTACCTAAGTCAGCTGCCGGGGCTTCTACAGTAACTTTTTCTGTAGTAATTTTTTTAGGTGTTTTCTTTGTTGTATCTTTTACAATTTCAGCTGTGCGGTTGACGCCTACATTTGCACCTTCTGTAATGTATTTACTTCTGTCTTCTTTTTTTGGTTTGTTTTTTAAGCTTGGATTAATTTCAGCTCTACGCTCATTTAATTTTTTCATTAAATGATTCATTCTGTCAGATAACGCCATGATTACACCATCCTTCCTCTAGTTTTACCTTTAGTAGCACATCCGTCCGCACGGGATGAAGCTGTGCCGCCTTTAGCCATTTTTTTGATACTACCACCACCCTTTTTATTTACCATGCTTTTAAGGGCCTCTCCTAGCGTATCTATAGGACTGTAATCTTCTTTGTCCTGTTTAATTGCGCTATCGTACATCTGTTCTTTTTTTACAAAAGCTTCAGGGTCTTTCTTGTACTCATTAGATAACTGCTTATCTTCAACTTGTTTTTTGGTAGGCAAAACAGCTTTGGGATACTTTTTATCATGGGCTTCTTTTTCATAGTCGCCAGTAGTTTTCCATTTTGCCGCTGCAAAATCTTTGTGAGCTTTATCTAATGCAGTAGCCATTATACAAACCGTCCTTTTGTTTTGCCTTTAGTTACACAGCCGTCCGCAGCTGCAACATAACCGCCTGTTCTCATTGAGGCACAGCCGCCTTTTTTAAGGCCTTTCATGTCTGTTTTTTTGCCCCCGTGCATTTGGTCGTCATGCATTTTGACTGCTTTTTTAATCATGGCTTTATCTTGCGCCATGTCCATTTTCATATCTTCTTTCATGTCTTCATGTTTCATAATATTTCCTTTATTAGCATTTCCATCGTCTTAACGATGCTGCTTTACGAGTAGGATTGCCATCTTCATCTTTCATAGGGCCTGGCATGCCGGACATACGCGCACAGAATGATTTCTTGCGAGGGCCGCCTTGTGGCT